TTACCTAGGCTTTTTAATAAAGTTAATCTTTTTTATTCTTTCTTTTTGACTCATCCCAATCCGATGAGTACCTGCATGTCCCTTGTTTGTGGATCGAGAAATCGCACCAAAAACACAAGGGCTTGGGGCGGGGTTCAAGGCAGGCCGGCTGACGTCCCATGAGGTAGCGCTTCTCGTACTTATACCCCTGTTTGGCGTCGTCCCAAACGTGAGCTTGATAGCTATCTATTTTATTTGTCTCGAAATCATACATGTCAAGGAGAATATCGTTAAGCTCCTTGACCGATCTCTCTACTTTCTCCTTATCTACCTTCACGTTCTGATTGTCCAGCATGCGGGTAAAGAAATAGCTGCACATATCCGGCAATACCTTATATTTTCTGAGTATGTAAAAGGCGTATATCGGATGTTGGAGATTATGAAGCAGCTTATCTTCATCGAATAACTTTCTCCCGGACTTCCAGTCTATCGTATACATGGCTATCCTGTCCTTTGTCTTATACTCTCCACGCCAGTCCACCGATCCTATGATATGTACCTTATCGTACGTAACGCCATCCAAAGTAAGGGGCTTGGGCAGCTTATAGGGCAAGACAAAGTCCTCCTCCACGCCTACCGGTCTCGACCCCCGGATCACCTTCTCCATTGGCGTAAGATCAGACCATGCCTTCTTATAATTGCCAGCAGCATCCTTCTCAAACAACCCCACAATCCATCTTATTAACCTAGCCGCATGTTGCATGGACTCGATCTGAGATTTTACGCTATCAAAAGGTATCTTCTCTATATCGGCGTAATAGTTAAATGCCTTACTCATGTCCTCATAAGAAGGTCTGCATCCGTTCTTGAAGAAATACTCCATCGTCTGGTGGATAACCGTACCATATGACGTAGCCTCATGCTTCTCCGTGGATCTGTGACCCTCCACGTAAGTCTTATACCACTTATACGGACACTGAACAAACGTGTCTATCTGTGAGTAGGATGCGGCAAGCACCTTCTCACCGCCTATCGTCTTGCATAGCAAGTTATTCTCCGGAACGATCATAAAGCCTCTCCGTATTTATGTCACGCTCATATAAATCCATCGAAATATTCTGTAGGTTATGCAAATACCTTATCTGGATAAGCTCGCTCAGGTTATCCTCCATATCCCTAAGTCCGAGATAATACTCGTCGCCAAAAACCTCCATGGTCATCCCGTGTCCACGATATACGTCCCTATTCTTGTCACTCTTGAAACCGATAGCGTCAAGAAGGTTATCGTCTATCTCAATAGGCATGACATCATCTTCCCCTGAATACCATTTCATTATCCCATCATCAACCTCACGTTCAAGGATTAATGATCCACTTTCATTACGCATACCGGTAACGCACCCTACTCTCCATATATCACCAGCTTTGTCTTTTACAAGATTGCCCGGTCTTAACTCCTTAACTGAAATCATATTCTTCCTCCTCATGATCGTCATCACAATCATCGACAAGAGGGGTCTCTAGCCCCTCTTCCCAATCATCATATCCGAAATCCATTTATTTGTCTTTTAGATAATCATACAACATACCCATAAGCTCTCCTACCGTCAATTCGTGATAAGGCTTGACGTTAAGTGCCTCATCGGGTATACATTTACCCGTTTTCTTTTCCACTTCCATTATGACTTCTACAAAATCAAGGGAATCCATAGCCATATCCGTATCCAGCTTATCCTCGTTCATTATCTGAGCGGCATGATCAAGGCCATTAAATTCACCCATCTTCTCGAATATCGCCTCCTTGACTACTTTTTCAACTTCTTTTCTTTCCATACTAAATCGACATTTTCAATCTTCTACCTAATTCTTTTTTTATATCCGATATCCTTTCGATATCCATCTTAACATCGCCTGTGATAGCGTATTCCTTATCCATTCTCTTTGGGGGATCCGGAAGCCGGCTTATGGCGAACAACCATGCCAGCTCCTTGTTCTTGTTCTCCCTAAGATACAAGTCAGACGTCATGCCATACATTTTTATGATCGTATCGAATAACGTTGATTCCGATAAACTCATATGCACGCTATACACATTTGATGGTTTCCAGATCAAGTTATCCAATCTCATCGTATACTCACGTTTAAGATCTATGTGGGATATTACGGCTCTTACTATAGGTTCTTCCTTGAAGTTGGTATTAGCCACGAACCATACGAGCCTTTTCTCTACCTCCTTAATAGCCCCTGTATCCTTCCCCATATCGTTATATACCCCAACGATACGGTCCCGGATCCCCTCGACCTCCGGTGTCAGGCAGGGTGTCTCTATCAGCATCAGCAGCGACCCTCCCCTTGGCGTTATCTTCCACTTCCCATTCTTCTGAAGCTCGATATAACCAGATGCTTTATAACTATCTATTTTCTCCTTTGGAATGACGCTAGCCATCTCCTCTTTCTGCCGGATCATCAAAAGATACCCGACATCAGACATCGTTAATCCTGATGTCATCATCTGTTCAAAATTTATATACATAAGCTAATGAGTTAAAATATTGACCTGATCTTTCTGGCTACCCTCTCGACTATATCTGGATGATCATTTCCGTTATATATATCTATTAGCGTATCTATTATATGTAACCTTATGTTTTTCTTTGATGAATGAAACCAAAAATCTCCATTTTTTCTGTTTACAGGTTTAAACATCTTCAGTTCTGGTATAAGATAACACGCCACACATGATCTTTCAGCAAGTGATAATTCAACCGCTGTCCTTTCTATTGCTATGCATATAAACGCATAATTATCATTCTTTATTAGATTGTAAGCTCTTCTCAACACCCTAAGGGCGTCTGCTTTCGATAATCTCTTTCCCTTTTTCATATTGTTTTACTGTATAAGATTCATTAGCCATACCAACCCTACCAACTGATATAGATTGATTTATAGATTGGTTAAGATGCCCTACAACCGACATCTTAGCCCTAACCGTATTGGCGCATCTTAGAAGAATTCGATAATCCTCTAACGCCCTCTCGTATCTTACGTCCACCCTAGCCCTTTTATCGGCGTCAGTCATGCTCTTGCATGTCCCGTCCTCCCTCAAACTTATAGCTATCTTATCCCGTATGATCCTGATATCATCCTCGGCTATCACCAGCTCGGCGTCAAGAACGCCCTTGTAAGAGCTAAGAAGATCCTCTACCGCCACTACCTCCCGCTTCAAGTTCTCCAATTCCAATACCATTGAGTTATCGTTCATTCTTTTATACTCCTGTACTTTATTGGATACCTCATCACAGATGCTCATGATCTCCTTCTCCCTGTCCCGGTTTATGATATACCTGATACTGTATTCGGCCATTTCCTTTAATGAGGATATGATCTCTCGTATGCCCATCTTGTTTTCGGTGGAGAAATTGGCTTTTAATAACATCTCCATCCCTTTTATGATGACAAGCAAAAAATTTTTTCTCAATCTCATGCTTAATAAGGTGTTTCGTCATGTACTACATTGAAATCATCACTGGGCGGTATATATTGTTGCTCCAACGGGATACTGGGAGGCGGGGGCGGTAGCGTCACCACAGTCGTGTCCGGCTTGCCGCTACCCACTGGGGCGTCCGAGCCTCCCGGTCTTTCTTGGCGCACCACCCCTCCATCAGGATAATATCGCTCATATCCTTTCATGATATCTACATGTATCGCATCAATCTCCTCTAATGACCGTTGACGGACCTTTACGATATGATGGAACAATAATCCATCCACACGGAAGGATCGTCTTGACTCGCTCTTGAAACGTTCCAGATTAGGATACCATCCTTGCGGAAATTGCATGTATGAGGAGTACCCGTATCTTTTCGGTATATTTAACGCTACCATAGCCGTACATAACTGTCCCAATGTATCTGATTGATAAAAATCAGATTGCTTTGGCATATGATCCTTTGGATCCCGCCGTCCTTCGATATCACGATTGAGTTGGGATATTATAAGAAAGAAAATATTAGGAAAAGTTCTTTTAGCGATATTACACATGGTTATCAACGAGTCGATATTTCTTTTGGCGTCTCCTGAACCTTGTACTAGAGCCGTATGATCTATAGACACGAATACCATTTTCTTATCCTTGTTTATTGGCATATACTCATTCCATAGAAAGTTTTTAAGCTCATCTACGGTTGATGGTTTAGGGATGTATGTTATTCTGCTAGAGTTCTCTTCCTTGAGGCATCTCTGCATTTCTTTTACCTCATCTTCTGACATCTCGTTAAGGAGTATATCTTGTATGTCTTTCCCCATTTTTTTTGATAGTGAACGTAACATCAAATCTTCTGGGTTCATTTCAAACTCACATCTTAACCATACATAATCATCTGCCTGTGGATTGATATTGACATTCATCACATTGCTCATGATCTTCTGCGCCAAATAAGACTTGCCGACTCCGGGTCTAGCTCCTATGGCTACCGCATGCTGGGGGTAAAATCCCCCCAGCAAAGCCTTATCCAGATAAGGATATCCGGTATGAGCCGGGAGAAGTTCCCCCGACTGATACTTTCTTATCCTCTCATAGGCATCCATGATAATCTCCTTGGATGACCTCCATATCCTATCCTCACTCATCCTCTTGCGTTTCTATCGCCAGCCGTATCGGATTTAGATCCTCTGTTAGCTGATCTTGATTTATATCTTAATCCCTTAGCCGTATGGCATAGGTCCTTCCCCTTCCGATAAGCCTTCCCCTTCAACTTATCGGTCTTGTAGTTCTTGCGACCCAATTCCCGTCTCTTGGCTTTCTGCTCAGGTCTGGCGTTGATCTTCTTGTCCGTCTCAGCCTTCTTCTTTCTGGCTTCCGGATGTGTCCTGTAATATTCAGTCGATCTCCCCATCCTCTTCGTCCTCCTCATCATCAAAATCTATATTCTCTTGCATATCCAAATCCTCTTCCTTTAAAAAAGATGGATATTCCAATCCCAGACGCTTAATCATATACGAATATGGATCAGACGCAAATTCATCTGGTATCTCCCATGTGCAAGGGAATGTACCTATTACCTTTTTAAATTTATCGGCTAATTCGCTACTCATCCCCATATTAACCATTTTATTATAAACTGTAGCTTCTACGCTACTTACATTGCCCCCAACATAAAAACCTGTTGGTTTGTGAACAAAATAAACTTTCTTCATTTTACATGTATTATTCATTTTATTAAAGGTATCCAATTTGATTCGATACTCAAATGTTCCATTATCATTAGCTCTAATGCTCATATTTATCCTTCTTGCGATCTCCATAACTCATATCCATATCACACACCACCGTATCGGTCGTGTCGTTTACCACATGGAACAGGAACTCCGGGCACCCGTGGCAGGCGTTGCTCCCGATCACCACCGCTCCGTGCCTAGGGCAAGCCTTCTTTACCATGGTTCTATCATATATCCGTATATGATTATCGCTATACTTTTCAATATATCTCATGGTATTAAGTAGTGATGGCAAAGACATCTTATATGGGGATACATGTTCTATTTGTATATCCAATTCACCAGATAGGCTTTTGTAAATATCCTGCACATCCCGTTTTGTTCTATACGCAAATATATTAATCTCAGTCATTGCCATATCCATACTCCTAAGAAGATCCGGCTTAGCCAGCCTCCCCATCGGCTTCCCAAAAGGATCGGATCTCATCCAAGCCCCACACTTCTCGCACCCAACTTGCTTTCCCTCCACCGTATTTATCATAGTGGATGGGGCCTTGCAATACGGGCATACGGATCCGTTTAACATAGCTTTCTGGGCTAAAGATAGCTCTCTCATGCCTTTTCTTGTATTTTGACATTAAATAGATCACAGAATCTATTAAAATTCCTGTTCTCTATTCTCATATCTTCCTCATACCTATCAATTGACTTGATGAAATCATTATAGCAGTCCTTGCACATCCATTGATTGATTACCGCCACGTAATAACCTACGGATGTAGGTCTGTTACACATATCGCAAATACCTAAGCACCCATATCTGGTGAGCTTATCCATCATCTCCTGTCTTGTTATTTCAAGCACCTTGAATTTCTTGTAATTGTCAACTACCTTTGCCATTGTAAATTTGTTTAATAATAAAATAATCCGCTATATCCATTCCCTCATTTATATTGGGTTTTGATTCTAGAAAATTACTTATCTCTATATTCATCCCCCTCATATCCTTGTCTACCTTCTTTCTCCATTCGTTGAAAGCGTCGCCCTTATCCGGGTACAGGACTATCCGCCTCCTACCCAATGTCTCTATCATCTCCCTCTTCAACATATGGATACCGCCACAGGCCATAAACAACCTACTAGGGTACACAATGTTGCAGATAACAGCCGTCTTCTCTGACTCTACTATATACACCGGAGCGTCATTGGGATAGAAGTTGATAAGAAACTCCCCGAACAGGCATTGCCTAAGCAAGTAATCCTGACCGTCCAGTATATGCACCCAACATACGTGATCCATGGGAACCTTTACCCTCTTCCCGTCAGGCCCGTAGTCCATTATCTTTCCGGTCCGCACTACCCAATTCTTATCCAGTTGCCAGAACACACAGCACTTACCCCAGTCCCCGAATCTCATCATCCCAACTTTATACAAGCTAAATGCCCTATTGGTATGATACGATCCGAAGATATTGGATAGATAATCCTGAAGATCGGATGTCTCGAAAGGATTAAGCGTCTCAAACATCTTGCTTACCGGAATGCAGTTGGCTATATCCGGATCCACGGGAGGTCTGTACCTCCTTAATACTTTGTTTGAATCGGTAAAAAGATCATTGTTCCCAAGTTCGCTCCCTGTTGGATATTTAAAGTAACCACATTTATTTTTATGATCACACACCCCAAACTGCTCTCCAACGATCTGACCGGTGGTTACGTCCACGTACGGCGTAAAACACTTATCCTTGCCGCATTGAGGGCACGTCAGCTTCCTTCTTGGCTTGCTATGATCCAGCTCATACCGATGAACGCTCTTATTGAACTCCCTAAATTCCATCATCCTCTCCTCTCACTCATCACTCTATATATATAATCTCTCAGCGACTCTTTTCTTATCAAACCATTCAACTCAAAATCACCCTCTATATCTAAAGACCCGATCCTTGACGTAACCGTATAATTGGTTTTCTCAAACTTATACTTACCTTGAAGATATACTACGGTAGCCATATTCAATATAGGGTTGTCAGTCTGTCTCTTCAACTTATATTGGCTGGTCTTTGCGGTAGGATCACCCGGAGCGAAGTTATATATCTCCTCTATCTCCAATATCTTTCCATAGTTCTCCAGTATCATTCTTCTATATAACTCAAGTTGGAAAGCATACTCGTCATAGAAATTGCCTTTCCTGTTTGATTTGAAGTCCAATATAGCGAATATCCTCCTGCATCTCTTTATCTTCTTTTTCTCCGTCTTAGGCTGACCTTTCTTGGCTCCCGTCTTATAGAACTCTCCTGTCTCGACCTCTATCTCCACCATCTCCGGCTCGCTATCCATCTCCACCACTGCGTCTACCGAAGAAGCTACTTTCAATCTCCTTGACCTCAACATCTTCTCGATCAATACAGGTTTTACATGTCTTTCCTTGCAGAATATGGCAAATGATATCAAATCCTCTATCAGCTCATCAATGTTGTCCACTAATATCCGCTCCATCCTATACTTGTCTATTCTTAGCTTAGCCTCCTTGACAGCCTTCCTTATCCATGTCGGGATCAGCTTTATATTAACCCCGGTCAGATACAACCCAAATAGATAATGCATGATAGTACCCAGATCAGCCCTATAGTTAGCGTACTCATCAGGGTCCTTGCCCTTGAGTCTCATCTCATTCTTCCATTTCTCCAAGGCTCCGGACGTATCACAATACCCATTGGCGATATTGCTAGTGGCTCCATCGTATATGATAGGATACCCATCAACATCCATCTCATAATACACACGTTTGCCGGCTACAGTCATTCTATATAACACAGGTGTCGGGATATCCTTTATCCATTCAGCGGCATAATACTGTTGCTCTGTCTCCAGGTCATACTCAACCTCCATCTCCTCATTAGGCTTGTTTTTAGGTTCCTCAACAGGCTTTTCCTCCTCAACCATATCTTTCTTTGGGATCGTTGACAAAACGTCTAATATGCCAAAGAAAGCGGTAAATTTAGGATCTGTATGATATGATCTTAATATTGGTAATGATGATCGCCAATAATATGATGGCGCATTCTCGTCCATTGGCTTATTATGAACAAACTCTATTACAATGCCATCATCCGTGATAACCACACGATGTTTTTTGGATAAACGGACTCTCATATCATCAAACGATTCTTGATCGCTTATGACTTCCATATCCATTCCTTTCTTATATATCGTATCACTTATAGCCTCGTATCCAAGAGCTAGAAGTAATTTTTGTTTTCTTCTATCCATGATAATAATCTGGTTTTTAATTTACCATCCTCCTCGACTCTAGGTGCGAGATCCCTCATCCTTCTGGCTGCCAACAGCCATACGTTACCAAACTCGTCCAAGAGCCGGCTGAAATCCATCGTATCTAATAGATAATCGAATCTTGTATGCTCATCAGCCGTCAAGTAGATAATGTTATCATTATCCTCAGCAACTGATTTATATTTCCGTTTAGGGTATAAGTGGCATATGTTGCTTACCCCCGGGCATGGTATGTATGCGCCGGTAGCAGATCTCCTTGTCATACTCAATCTAGCCACATGGGCGCCAAAGAAAACGGCTAGGCTCTTCCCCTTTGGCTTGGCCTTCACCCGTATCGCCGCCCTTTCCTTTGGCGGTAGCTCCTTGGCTCTGCACGCGGGACACAACCCCTTACTCCTTATGGTTACCATCCTCCCACATCTCTCACACGGTAACATCCTACCTCTCATGCCTTTTTCTTTTTATAACTTTTATTGAACTCCATAAGGCTCATAGCCCTATATCTCTTAAGCCTATTAATCTTACCCTCAGTCCAATCTTGATCCTTGAAGTTGATGATCGTATCGAATATTTGAGCCAGCTCCCGGATATTAAAGTTCCTGTTCTGTATTTTTTTATAGAACCCGGACCTGCTATACCCTAACTTAGAAGCCAGATAAGTCTTATTAGATAATGTGAGGATACGATAAATCGTACCCTCCATCTTACTTATCTCCATCAACTTCTCGGCTATGGATGATGTGGTTTCATAGCTAGCTTTATTGCTTACTATTCTCATTTTTCTCCGGATTCCTGATCTTACCATCAAACTCGTAGAAGTCCATCAGTTTCTTCTCTTCCTTGATACAAGTGACAACGAAATCTGATATGGTTCCTTTCATGCCTTCCTCGAAATTCTTTTTGGCATGATCAAGGTCATTGGCCCGAACGATGTAGTTAAACGCCTTGCGTTTCTCATTGTTCGATTTCTCGTCTATCGTAATATAATCAGCCGTGACCTTATAGAACCGGTCTCCATCCATGGCAAACAATTCCGCTATCCTGAATCGTTTGATATCAACGCTAAACTCACCGGATATGAATGGCTTCATCTCCTCTATGATTCTAGCCTCACATTCGGTATAAGAAAAGGCATCTACTAAATACTCTTCCTTTACCTTCTTCTTCATGCCGTTCTCGGCATCGGTCTCATAAGAAACCGTACATTTAAACCAATTGTGCATTTTAATCTATATTATTGTTAAACAAAGGATAATCTTTTATTCCTTCACGAATATATCTTTCCGTATCATCATCCACGCCATAAGCCTTCTTGAAAAATATCATAGCCTTATCCGTATCATTATCCACCAGTGGTAGATATTCCCTTGCAAAAAGCGACCTAAGATAGTTCATATTATCAATCCTATGTCTTATATCGGCTACTTTATCCCATATCTCGGCCCGAATTTTACTCATTTTCTTCATATTTCTCTCATATCTCTCCAGCTGGTCTTTATATTCCGCCTCAATCTTATCGTTCTTATCCTTGATAGACTTATAGGTCTCCTCGTCTTTCGTATCAAACATCGGAGTATGTTTGATATTAATTATATCCAATTTGCTGTATAGCTTTTCATTGGATACGGTGAAATCATATCTAGTCCTGTATAGATCAAAGTCACTTAAGAACTTAGCTATTTTAATAGCATCATCCTGATCAAGAACGGCTATATTCAATCCTTCTAAATAGTAGAAGAAATGGGATGGAGAAATAGGTTTACAGTCATATGTCCTCATGATTGGAGGCTCATCCATAAATCTGACACCTTCCTCCATACATCTTGTTACGATCAATTTCTCTACTTGTTCGTCAGTAAGATCATATATCTCCTGATCGGTCATCTTATCAATTGTCTTCATCATCCTCATCCTCCGACATCGTTATAGCTCAAACTTTTGTTTATAAACCTCACTCATAAGGCAGGCGAAAGTCCTATCATTCATACTAGCCATAGTATTGGCCTCTACCATAAGATTCATCTCAATGTTCTTTACCGAGATTTCATAGTTATCATCATCTTCTTTATAGAAGATGACTTTACCACCATACTCGAAACCATCATCTTCGGCCTTAACCATATCAATGATCCTCTCTAACTCCTTTACAAATTCATTCTTTTTCATATGTATAATTTTTATGTGTCTACAAAAGTAGACATTTTGTTTTTGAATTAAATTAAATAAACATTATTAATAGTTAATATCATCCTTTCTCCTATCATTCATGTTTATTCCTTCATAAACTCA